ACTCCGACAGTCCCATTGACCAGGGACCACACTGCGTTTACCGCAGCATCCCGAGCACCATAGAAGTGCCCTGACATCCATCCCCACAACGAGGACACCGCCCCGGCCGCCCGACCGGGCAGGCCAAACAGGGACGATACTGCCTGGTCCACCAGGGACCTGATAGTGCCGGTCGACTGGTCCCGAGCACTGTGGAAAGCTCCAGAGATCGCACCCCATAGCGATGACACCGCATTGGCTGCCGCTCCCGGGAGATTGAGGAATGCCTGCACGATCATCCCCAAACCTTCCCCGATGGTGGTGAATGCCAGGGTGATGGCTTGGTCAAGAGCGGTGTTCAGTAGACCAGGGAGGGCGGCGATAGCTTCCATGATCCTGCCGGGTAGGGCTTGGAACCATCCGACGATGGCGCTCACCCCGTTACCGATCATGGTCCCTATGTTGCTGATCCATCCTCCGATCCTGCCCACCGCGTCAGTGATCCAGTTCCATATACCGGTAAAGAAGTCTCCGACCGCAGAACCTACCATTTTCAGGAATGACCAGGTAGTGGACAGCGCCGAGGGGAACGCTACCGCAAAGAATTCGTGAAGAGCTCCATATGCTTTGGTCAGGCCGTATACCGCGTATGCGGTAGACGTGAGCAGACTATCCAGAAAGACGAAGAAGTCCCCAAGGAACCGCGCGGTCTCAGGGCCCCCCTGCCCAATGATCTTGAAGAAGTCACCCAGAGCCTGCCCAAACTGTGGCAATGACACCGCCAGTTGCTGAAACACCGGGCCCATATCTTTCAGCATGGATACAAACCCGGGAAGGATGTTCTCGGCCATCTTGCCGAAAGCATCGGTCAAGGGAATGACCCACTGCGCCATGGTGGAGAACATCTCCCGCAACTGTGGAGCCACCTTGTCTCCGGTAAAGATCTCTCCCAATCGGTTGAACGCTTCCACAAAAGGCTGTACCAGCACACCCGCCGCATTACGGAAAATCATGAGGACACCATCGGCCATGCCATGCGCGGCCTTTTGAATGTCTGGGTTGTCTTTCAACAGCAGGGCACCCAGTCCCAGCACACTCAGTCCACCACCGATACCGACACCGGCGGAAATGAGTCCACCGATAGCCGGCAGCATCGTGCCAACAATGGTCGTTCCCAACGCCACACCCGCCGAGGTAGCCCAGGGCGCCGAGGCAAAGCTTTTCGGTAGATCACTGAATGATCCCCAGATTCCCGCAGTAAGGGTCGGTTTGAGGGACCCGAAAAACGCCTGACCAAAAGACGTCGACGATTTCTTTCCCTGCTTACGGGATGCACTCCGAATCCGAGGCTCCGAGCCTTTCAGGGCACCTTCCACAGCACGGGCAACCTGATCATCATCGTAGCGTAGGTCCACCTTGACATACGCATCCGCGATTTTGAATGCCCCACCGGGCATATCGGCCATCTCAGATCACCCCCATTCGATAAGATCATCCGGAAGTGGAGAGGATTTCTCAGACATCCTGTTGGCCAACACCCCGCCGTACGCGGGTAGTCGCCATGCCAGGGCCATGTACTCAGGCCCGGGTAAGGCCAGAGCCTGATCGGGACTCAGACGATGCACCGCCCGAAAATCCGACCAGAGATCACGTTGGTAGTGCAGCACCCAACCGATCTCAGCAACCCTGGCCTTTAGGATTCCCCCGGCCCCCCCTCCAACGACCCAAGCACCTGGTCCCGCACCACCGTCATGATCCGATTCAGGTCCGTCATGGTGACTGACGGGCAGGACCGTAGCGCCATGTACGCCTCGTCACCCAACACCATCCGTAGCACTGTCGGCAGGGACGCAACCTCCCCCCGCTCGGCTATGACCTCCAGCACCTGTAGGGACGTGGCCCCACTGATCCGTGCTGGCATGCCGTACTCCACCCCATCGATGGAGAACAGCGGGACACGTTCCGGTGCGGACTCTGAGCTCACAATCTCGATCATGACGTCTGATCCACGATCCGGAACGGCTTGATAGATGCCGACACGTAGTGCGCGCTGAGCTTCACAGGGAAGAGGGTCTGACCGTCCTTTTTGTACTCGGCACCCACTCCCGCAGTGCTGAGGACCTTGCGAACCAGCACCCGACGGACGTTGGTCACCCCCGCCGCGGTGCGCGGCGCGTACCCATCGAAAATCACCGCCACGTAATCGGGCTGGGTAGCGCTGTTACCGTCGTCCGGGTCGTACTCGTCATACGTAGCGGACGAGGTCACGGTCCCCCCGTTGAGTGCCATGCCCAGGTTGTCCAGCGTGGGCTCCGCAAGGCTGGTTTCCAGCATGGTGTCCCGTTTGGTGATGCGCCGTTCCGGCACATCGACCAGCTGGTCAACCTCCAGCTCGTAGTACGACTGATCAATGGTCAACTTGACACCACCCTGAGTGGCACCAACATCGGTCCATGTGGGGGTGGCCGGCGCCGTGCCGACGTCCACAGAGTCAGGCTCAGCGGCACCGAACGCTGCGGTGTACAGCGTGCCCGGCCCAGCGATCAGGTTGGTGGTGGTGACCGCCATGTCACTGTCCTTTCTTGATGGGAGTGACCGGGTTCTCCTGAACCAGCAGGCCCATGCGGGACAGGTCCAGCCATTCCGCTCGGTTCACAGTGATCGGTGTGGTGGGGTTGATGCTGGTCCGGACAGTGGCCGGCCAGACCGTGGGTTCTGTCATCGAAACTCTTCTCTGTCTAGTGGCCAGGCGGCCCCAGCCATGTCAGGGTGGTCCCGCAACGGTAGGGGAGGCAGGGGCGACCGGGCTCGCAGATCCTGGTCACTCACCCGGACCAGTACCGCCCCCGGGAGCAACCATTGCAGCTCGTCACGGTTGTCATGCACCACCGGCCGGCCACGGTAGGTCAGCAGATCCCGGGTGACCTGCCCCATAATCGCCCACATTAGACTTCGATCCACCGTAGGTTAAGGTCCAGGTCATACCGGGCGTAGTCGGCGGGATCGGACAGGATACGCCGCGGGGGTGATGCGGGATATACCGTCTCCACCACCGCCGGGCCGTACCCGACCGGCATGGTGACCACGCCCCCACCGCGTTGGCTGGTCGCAGCATCCCGGACAAGGGCAGCTACTTGGCTGGCCCGGCCCCAGGGAGGTTTGCCCGAGGTGGGGCTGGCTGCCCAGCACGCCACGCCAATGATTGCTTCCGTACGGTTGTACTCCAGTTCCACCGCACCGCCGACGATCGTGATCTGGACGAAGATGGGTCCGGCGGGGGTGCCCAGGGTGGGCCACGTGGCGGTGTCGGTGGGCAGCGTGGTGGCCACTCCATCACCTAGGGCAGGGATGGTCTTCAACCAGGCGACAGCAACCAGCTCGTCTGTAGGGTGGTACGTCACGTGATCACCCGCCGACGGTAGGCTGCCGGCCGCATGTAGGGCTGGGCATGCATGTACCGGGTGCCGTATTCGACGTACAGCCAGTGATCGGATCCCACCCACACCTGCCGCTGCAAGGCCAGGACCTGGACAACCGTGATGGTGCTGACCAGCTCTCCAGTATCCACCGGACACAGCCGACGAGCGTCGGAGGCCACAGCCTCGGCTACCCGGTCAGCGACCTTTTCCAGGTGGGCCCGTATTTCGATCTTCCCATCGGGGTCGAGCGTGTAGGGCATATCCGTCCCTTTTCGGTCAGGATGTTCTCATATCCAACCTGAGATCATCGAGCATGGTGGGAGCGGGGGTGACCGCATCCACCCGGTACACGGTCAAGGTCCGGTCGTCCCGAATCCGATCGTCCACCGTCACGGCAGTGCCATACGGCACCCTTCCCACAAAGGACCTGATCACCTGTGGTCGGCCATCGGCCGGCACTGTGGTCCGTTGCCGGGTGGCCACCACGCTGGCCGGCACCGCTGTGGCTGTCACCGTGGTGCCATCGATCACGTCTCCGAGATCATCGACCGACGACCCGGACAGGATCGTCACGGTGGTGGTGACCCTGGCACGCATCTATCAGTACCTCCGACGACCGGAACCCACACCGGTAACCGTCTTCCGGCGGGGCAGCCGACGGAACCGGACCACTGGACCACCTGGTGTCTTGTGGGCCCACCTGCGAGCCCACCGCCGATGGGTCGCGAATGCCCACCGCCACTGGGCCTTGCTCTTGAAACCAGCCATCACAGGGTCTCCCAATCGCTGATGTTGTCTCCATATTCCTCAAGGAATGACACCACGGCCAGGCCCAACGGGACATCCACGCGGGGTACCCGCTCGGTACGGTCACCTTTCCAGCTGAGATTCTTCAAAGCTCGGGCAGCCATGGGAGCAAGATTCTCTTCCCATTCGGCACGCCGGTCGGTCGATACCCCATCCTGAGATGTCGACCGTGCACTCTGGTTCATCCCGAATCCAGGGTTTGCCGGCAACCACTTGGCCTGCCAGGCCGCAGCCTGCTTCAACCAGAAAAGATCCCGAGGGGTCATGGAGTCCGAGGCATCGTACGATCGGTTGGAATACACCGTGATGGTCGCATTGGCCAACGCGACATCCTCAGCAGTGGCGGATGCTCCAGTGATGGACAGCACATCCTCCGCGCTAGCCCATACCATGATCATCACCTCCGCACGGTACCCGGACGAGTGCCTGGAAAGGGAGACTAAACAGGCACTCGTCCGGGTAGATCAGGCTGTCTTCTCAAACACCGCGAAAGCGCTTGCGTCGCCCACGTTGAACCCCCGGCGGAACGCTGCTTTCATGACAGCCTCGTCGGTGAGGAATCCGATGCCCGTGTTGGCCCGCTGCAAGGCGAATCCAGGGTTCGGCGTGGCGATGAACGGCGAGAGCTTGGCCTGACCGTTGATCAACAGCTGTCGGTTTCCGATCACCAGCAGAGGGTTACCCGCCGGCTGGTAACTGTTGGTGGCGGACACCCTCGCTCCCCTGGTCCACTGCACGGGGTAACCGAACAGCATGTCATCCCCGCCAGCGGTGCCCTGCTGAAAGATCGGCATGTTGTTGTCGTCCTTGACCCCGCGGAATGATGCCTTGTACGCGGGGGACGCTGCGACGAACAGTTGGCTCTCGTCAAACCACTTGTTGTCTTCGACAAGCGCCAGCGTCGCAGACAGGTTGTCGTACGTGACAGCCCCCGCCAAGTAGTTGTCGTCCGCTGTGTACCCCACCGCGGCATCCGTGGTACGGACCGCGTTGTACACGGATGTGTACAGGATGGTGGTGCCGTTGGCCGCGGCACTCGTGGCGAGCGTGGCGTTATCGTAGAACAACGCCATATTACGGGACGCATCGACCCTCTTGGTCTTCAACAGGTCCACCGGTGAGTCCATGAGGTCTTCCTCAGCAATGCGCGCGGCGCCACCGACCTTGCGAGCGATCAGTTCCACGTAGTCATTGGTGCCGCTGGTCTCTCCGTACGCGGAACCCTTGCCCACTCCCGCAACGGCAAAGTCCCCTGACCGGGGGACCTGCTTAGTGTCCGACGCCATCGGCTCGGGCCGACCGATCCGTTCAGTGACTGATGCCTGGATCAGAGCCTGGATAGCAACGTCGCCGGTCTGTACCGGGATCCAGTTTTCGAAGGTTTCACGTGCCACGGGGTAGCTCCCCTTTCGCTAGATGATCACGTTGCACCTTCATCGCGAAAGGGTGCTACCCCGATGATACTACCTGCGGTACCCACCCTGCTGGAGTAGCTTCCGCGTCATCTCGTCCATGCCCTCCCCCGGCCGGGGTGCCCTGGCCGGTCCACCCCGGCCCGGCCGGCCGGCGCCAGCGGTCGACCCGCCAGCGGTCGACCCAGCCGGGGTGGACCCGCCAGCGGTCGACCCGGCCGGGGTGGACCCGTCAGCGGGCGCGAACAGTGCGGGGAACGTCTCTTTCAGGTCCTCCACAATGTCGTCCCAGTCGGCATCCCCATCATCGTCAAGTTCCACGTCTGACAGATCGATCACCCGGACCAGTCGCTTGGCCTGCTCCCGGGTGAGCCCTGCCTCCACCAGGGCCGCGCGGGCACCCTGCCGGGCCATCCGCAGATCGGGCTGGTCGTCCGGCTTGGGTGGGTCGTCTGGTTTGGGTGGGTCGTCTGGTTTGGCCTGGCCCTTCATTCGCAGACGCAGGATCTTAGCTTCCCGATTGGCCTTCGCCAGAGCCTTACGCATCCTGGCCAGTTCGGCATCATGATCAGGATTGGTATCCGGATCGGTATCCGGATCGGTATCCGGATCGGTATCCGGATCAGGATCGGTATCCGGATCAGTGTTCGGATCGGTGTTCGGATCGTCGCTCACGGTCTCCCCTTCCTTACATCTTTGACCAGTTGATTATGCCGCCCACTGAACGACCCTTGACGAAGGTCGGCCCGTGCCCTGGCAACCACCGTCTTGGGAAGATCGGTACCCGCCCTGAGAAGCCTCTCCGATGCCCGCATCCGAGCGGGTAGCGAATCGTAGTTGCTGAACCCACGCAACACTGCCCGTTCAGCTTCCCTTTCCAGAGCATGCCGGAACGCGAGATCTCCACCGTACAGCTCCACCCGGCATCGACAGTTAGGGTGTCGGGGCGGGTAGGGCACGTCCACCGCGTCCAGTGGATGGGCAGCGAAAGTGATGGTATGGCTGAACGTTCCGCCAAGTGCCACCACATGCCCGTTGAGCGCCAGGCAGTGTAAGCAGGCCCCCCGCTCGGACACCCAGATAAGTTGGTCGTCTTCTGCCCGGGCACGTGCGGCCACTCCCACGCTCACTGCCCGGTTAGCGGCCCACCGGGCCGTTGCCCGCGCATCGGTGCCCGCGCGGGTACCCGCTGCCGCAACGGTGCGTGCATCGCCCATGCTGGTCATAGGCAGTGCCCGCGCAAGTCGGACAGTCTGCGCCAGTTGGTTGCGCGCCCGCTTGTCCATCTCAGCGGGTACCCGCTTCAGTGCCCGGTCAGCGGGTACCCGCGCGCTGCCCGCCGAGCGGGT